TGTTGAAATGCCGCGTGACTTTCCTTCCTCAGCAGCCTGAGCTTTAGCGCCGGCGATAATTGATTCAGATTCAGCAACATCCCCAGCTTTTCCGGTATCTGATATTGTCATTGCACTAGAACCTACTGCCCTTGGTGATAGTCCAAGTTTAATACGGCGCGCCTGCTCTTTTTCTTCAGGCGTCATTCCAGCGGTTAGCTGCTCAAACTCTTGCTGGCTTAGGCTGGATTCCTGACCTTGTGATGCGCGCATTTGCTTAATCGCTCCAGTAGCCTGAGATACAAACTCTGGCGCAACCTGAACGGCTTTCAAGAAGGCATCCTGTGAAGCCTGTGGGTCTGAGTCAGCCAAGCTATATGCCTGACTCATTAGCTGCATAGCCTGTTGCTGCTTCTGCGCATTAACTTCGGCTGCTTGCTTGTTTTGATAGCCTTGAGCTAGCGCGCCAATACCCTGACCTATCGCATTAGAGCGATTCTGACCAGCTTGAATAAATCCGCCAAACATGTTGCCAGCCATTAGACATTACTCCCGATATTGTAGCCAACCATCGCGCCCTGTGGGCCGCCAAGGAAGGCACCAGCACCAGCACCAAGAAGGCCACCCAGCATATTAGGCTGCATAGCCGCCGCGTTGGCCTCCTGTAGGTTTATATTTGCAATATTACCCAATGCCCCAGCTTGTCCGGCAGTAGTGCTCTGAAGACCTTGCAGTTGCGTACCCATCGCACCCAGACCAAGATTGATTCCCTGACCTAGCTCATTAATACGATTCTGATAAGACTGGTTGGCGTAGTTAGTCGCAAGCTGTCCTGTATTGCTTAGTACGTCGCGCTGTATACCAGAAGACAGGCGATTACCAAGAGCTGCCGAATTAGAAACCAACTGATCTGTTGCCGCACCTGCAATATTCTGAAACTCTTGACCATCAAGGGCGCGTTGCATATAGCCCTCCTTGCCGCCGCTTGTTAGTAGGTCTTGGAATTCAGGAATGAATGATTCGCCAGCGGTGCGGTAAGGTGCGGTCATTTCAATGAACGATTGATACTGATCCGCGTAAAGCTGAGAAATGTCCTGCTGTGCGGCCACTGCCTCAGCCGCCGCTTTAGCCGCTTCTTCCTCTGCTGTTTTTCCAGATAGGTCATCATATAAATTCGATGCCTTTCCGGTAAGGCCGCCAATTACGCCGCCACCAGCCACATTGATGAGACCTTCGCTGGTTGTTGGATCAATATTAGATAGCGCGTCCGTTACTTTTCCCATTACAATAGCCTCTCGATTTCTTCTCTTGTTGCACCTAGGCGCATCCTGTCTAACAGTTTACCACCTTTAAGGATTGACTTTCTATCAATGCCTTCAGTGATCAACCCAAACTTAAAGCAAAAACCAATAACATCTGGATAACAAACAGGAACGCAGGCATTTACTTTCAATATGCTAGGGTAGGATTTAAACAATTTTATAGTCGCCATCTTAACAAGGCTGTGCGCATGATCTCTCTTTCCGCTCAAGAAGTTACAATGAACATTTACCGTGATTGAACTCTCTGGCTCAAAAATAACAACTCCGCATAGATCGCCACTACAAAAACAACCATATATAACCTCAGAGTCGGAAAAGCTTATTGTTAAGTTAGGATCGTTACATTTGTCATTCCCGATCCTTTCGAACAACTCAGGGTCTGACATTAGCGATATAGCTTCGCTTGGCGATATAATCTTTATCGTATTCAATCTGACACCTTAATCATGCTTCCGGCCTCAAGGTTGCTAAACTTAGACAATGCTCGCCAAGTACCCGATATCGCATCGCCAGGTGTCGACTTCGGCCCAGTAGCATCGAAAACAGCCAATCTAAGCCCGCTTGAATAGCTAGAGCCTTGGTTTATTATTGCGCCCGTGTTGTTGTGAATAATTCTAACAGAACCGATAGGGTGATCTGGCGGAGTTGGTGGAACGTAAGCGGTAGTCGGTATTACATCGCCGTAGTTATACGTTATGCCATACCGTAGGCTTGCCCACTCGCTGACAGCTTGGTCGTGGACATAGATATCAAGAGTCGTAATGAGAACTTGATAGCCCTCACCGCTCGGAAAGTTAAGACTGTCTAAGTCGTCCGTTCTTAGCACTTCAGGAAGTGAGACAAGCTGATTCTGCGACTCTCTTAGCCAATCTATAAACTCATTAGCTAGACCGGTTAGTTCTCTAAATCTTTCATCCGGTAATTGTATTTGGCCTCGAATCATTGCTCACGCCCCCCTGATTTTATCCTCGACATTAGCTTGATGATTTTGGAGGGGAAGGCATTGCTAAATCGAATTTTGACGACAAGAGCCTGTCGAAATAAACCCCAGCTTAAAAAACGAGTTCGTGCGCTATCAGAGCCAACAACTGAGCTTCTTTCTGTTCCGTATGTTGCACCAAAGTCTTTAGAAACTGAAACGTAAACTGATTGATCTGAATCGCCATCAATAGAGCACATTGGCTCAATCTCTGAAACTTTTATCGCTTGCTGGTTAGCATTAAGAGGCCCAGTTTCGCAAAATCTCTCAGGCGTCAAATTAAACTCAGTGCCAATAGTTTGACTGGGTGTCGATAACTCGAACGATATTAAGCCATCACCTACTGTGATATTACTGCCAACAAACAGGTCTTGGCCATATGACGTTCCGTAGCCAGTAACTGACCAACGACCACCATTAGTGCTCATTTCAAACCAACGATTGTCGGTTACGTTGTAACAAAAAGTAACATCATCAACACTAACTGATAAAATATCTCGCCCCTTGTCTCGATAGCCAAACAGCTTAACTTTTTTGAGTATGTCGAAAGAATCTAGCTCTTTAATTTTCTGATTGATTGCATAATCAACTGCTGGAGTAGAGACACGACCAGAGCCAATCGAAACAACGGAGTATGATCCGTTTTCAGTCCGGCCCAAAACAAACAACGAACCTTTTACTTCGGCCTTAGCATGTGGGCCAGCACATCCAACCGGCAGTGTTGCCGCTCGCTGCCATTGAAATGGCGTAGTTACTGAACCTGTAATCGTAAACAGAAATGCGTTGTCAGCATCAAACACCCACAACGAACCGTTCAAATTATGCGCCCCGGTCAGCCTAGATACCGAGCTATCTGGGCTGAAAAACTGCGTAGCTTTCGGAAGTGTTGCGCCAATATCCGAATAATAGCAGCGGAAACGGCCTGAACCAGTATCGTCATAGCTAACCCAAACCATGCGACCAGCAGCAAATACAACGTCATGGAATTGTGGATTTAAAGGAAACTCAGACAGCACGTTAATGCTTGTTGCTATGGTTCCTGGATATGAAATCTCGCAATAAGAACCGTCACTAGAAACGCCGGAGGCATAGCCCGGAGAGCATATCACAATGTCATTTTGCGACAATGCTATGCGCGCATAATCAAACCCATCTGCAAAGTTTAACTTTCGCGGCTTTACGCCAGAACCTTGATAGAATATTGCAAATGTTTGATAAGGGACTAGAACAGCATCACCAGCGCTGGCAGACTGCGCAGAGTTTGTCGATATAGACACGCTTTTCGATTGTGACGTAATTACACCGGTTGCCGCAGTGGAATAGTCCTGTGTTGCAGTTGCGCTAGCGGCTGTTTGATCTTCAATCAAGCTAAGTCCCGAAGGGCACTCAAGCATGTTTGTAGATAGTGAACCATTAGGTTCATTAATCGGAATCAGGTTAACGCAACGGCGTGCGCTGTTCTTTAGCGTAGTTGATTCATAGAAGCCATTGAGCGGGATTTCTTGCGACATTTTTAAACCTCAATTTAGGGCTTCGATAATACAGTTTAAATCAGAGACGGTCACATTAGTTATAGCTGAATTATTCTCTACAAATACTTCTATGTAGTCACCATTGCTAAGCATCGTTAAAGCTTGGCAAACAGCATTCTCAACTCGGCCTGCCGTGTTTGCGGTAACGTACATTTCTGAATCGTTTAAAACAACACCGTTTTTAGCGATATAAACGCCAATCTGATTGTTATTGCCAGAAGTCAGAGTAAGCGATACTAAAACCTTGAAATCTCGCGCTATCTCGCCTGAATAAGTTGCGCGATTATCCGCGTTAGTAAATCTCTGAGAAATAGACATCGTTGTCGTAACTCCAGAAATTTTAACCGGAGTTCCTGTTGCCACAATTGTCGTCGCAGTGGCGTTACCGTTCATGTAGTAGCCAGTTATAGACGCGCTATTAATTACCCCGCGACACTCTAAAAACCTAGCTTTGTTGTCATTATACTGAACGCCTGACGTTGCGGTTCCTGCACCTGAAAAGTTTACAGTATCTAAGATATAACCCTCTACCGGAATTGAAGCTGAGATGCTAACGTCTATACCAGTAAGTCCCGAGCCTGAAACTACGGAGCTATAAATAATTCTAAAACGAGTGCTGATTGTCGCTGTTGCAGGAATAGTAATAGTCGTACCTGTAGAGCCAATAAACAAGCTAGCACTGAAAGCAACAGTTCCAAAAGTGCCATCGAAAACTAAACCTGAAGCACCAAGAAAAGCCATGCTTGACGCTACAAAATTCGAGTAATCCGCAATACGTCCGATATTATCAGAGACTAAATTCACGCCGTACCAATCCAGCGCTTGAAAAGGATTTCCGTTAGCATCAAGATCAAAAATGATGCCAGCTTCAAGGGTAATGTGCCTAATCGGCAACGTGTAATTGCTAGTGATTAAAGCGGTTCCAATTAATCCGGTAGATAGTATTTTGGCGTTCTCAGAGCTTGCACCAAGAATGGTTGTATTTCGACCACCTACCAACCTGCCACCGAGAAGATCAATCTCTTGAGTAAAGTAATATGTAACCTCATCTGCTAGCGTAATAACACCACCAGAAGCTGCTGGTAAGTCTGACAACCCGCTAACAAAAATAAAATTAGAGCCTGACTGCGACGCCTGCTGAATAGCTGCATTAAGGTCTACTAATGCAGCTCTATTACCAATAGCGGAAGCTGAGTTGTAAACAAGCGCAAAGTCGCCAGCGGCCAAGGCTTTTTGATTCAGCTGGCTAATGTTTAGCTTTTTCGTTAAATCAACCACGGTTATTCCTCAAAGCTAATTATAAAGCCTTCGTCGTCAGTGATAGATATATCAGCATCATTCGTAAGGTCTTCAATGTAGTCAGTGCCGAGGTTTTGATACTGCGCATAAGTGTTACAGCCGCGAGTATTGCCAGCACCAAGCGGCATATATGGGTTACTAATGCTACGTGGTGGGATAATGCTAAACAGCGCCTTGTAAGCGTTACCGGCGTTCATGCGGTAGTTAGGAGAAATAAACAAATCTAATTGATCTGCAAGCTCACAGGCTAAGTTCATACGGGTAACTTTTAAGAACTGAACCAATAGCCCAGATTCATCAGTAATGGCAGTGGTCTCATCTTGAAGGTATCCAATATCTAAACCCTCGTTAAGCCACGCCGCCATCATTTGATCTAGCGTGCGAAGGCCACGCGCAAGCAAAGACGCATCATAGTCGCCATCAAATGAAATATCGTCAAGTGCCTGCTCTATGATCGTCTGCTTGATTGTCATTTATTTGATACCTAATTCTGCTTTAGCTTCAGCCTCTGCAAGCTGATTTTCCATCGTCTCGATTTTAGCACGACCGCCCGGATTAATTCCGTGAGATTTTAGCTTCTCACGAATCTCTCGCTCATAGTCGCCACCATCAACGCCAGCACCTTCTACTTTGGCTTTTACTTCATCTAATGACGAAACCCAGCCATCAGCCAAGTATTCGGCCTGTAAATTGTTTTCAATCGCTTTTACAGTGTAATTTGTACCATCTTCAGTGACCCAATCGCCACCAGCTTTGAATACGTGAATCATAGATAGTCCTTAAAAAAGGGGCCGAAGCCCCTTGTTAGTTGATTATACTTGAACGTCCAAGATACAACCCAACATTTCAGGATGCAGAACGACGGTATCAAAGTAAATCAAAGTCTTACAGCTAAGCGCTTCGTTGTGGAAATCCCACTCGTAAGTCATTCGCATTGGAAGACCGTTATCTGTCACGGCTTCAATGACATTTACGTTGTTTGCTTCTGGAGCCACTGGTAGGCGACCGGGAACGATAACGCAAGACTCTGGAGTATAGAACAACGAAGGAGCGTTTGCTGCAATGTTAAGGATGGTAATCGCTGCGCTGTTAGCCGCTGCTGCTGAACAGTTAGCATAAGGGCCGCTAGTGATAATAGCGGGTGAGATTACGGCAGAACCGCTAGCAGCGCTGATTACAGTAAAGGTTTGCAATTCACCGTTATCAGTGCGTGTTGTTGGGTTCAGCGCATTAACGCCAGCAATTGTTAGCTTGGTGCCGGTAGGCAAGTTGCCAGCGGTTGCGCCAGTAATTGCCAAAGTCATCTGGCGGTTATCAAGGAAGAAATCACCAGAGCTATCGTACGTTGCAACAGTGTGAGACTG